TAATCCCCCATAAAGGCCTGTTCGCGATTTGATGAATTTAAGTCATATTGTAAGAAATCCGCGCCGGCTGCATTTAAGGTAGGTACTACCTGAATGCTGCTGATCCTTACATGCGATGAAGGATTAAAAGACAAATAGATATCAATATACCCATCAGTGCCAGTATCGGTATTTGTGGAGGCGGGAATAGCGGCATCGGTAACCCCTGTAATAACTTGATAACCTGAATTATCAAAAGACCCATCAATGATCACAACCGGCAATCCGCCTGTAGACTCAGCATAGAACATCTGAATACCGGTCGTTCCTGCCACTTCATTTCGTGCAACTAACGTACCCGATAAGAAGATTGGCTCATTGGCTGTGCTCGCCCAAAGACCCGAATTAACGTTTAAACGCTGGCGTAATAGGCAAGATGTAATGCCGCCAGAAAGGCTCACATCCAAAACATAAGGAGGGCTGGTTGCAACATTATCATTGCCGGCTAAAGCGATGCGTTGAACCGTCACCGTACCCGTACCGCTAATGACAAAATCCCAATCGGGCGCAAATGAAAATACCTGATTAGTTGCAGCACTTACCGTATAAACAGTGGATTGATTCTCATTTAGAAAGACTTGCGTAAACTGAGGATTTGATAGCTGATTTTGAATAGGAGCTCCGTCTTCCGTAGGGTCATCACCCGATCCTATATTCGGCCATGCTTCCCTTGAAAACTGTTCTACGCCGTCGCTATCTCGTGCAACCACATAATAAAGGTCAAGTTCGCCTTCATCATCAAATGGAAAGTAATAGATAACGATGTTATCGCCTCCCGCATTTTGCGGCGTACCCACAGAGCTTAAAACAATGGGGTTAGGTAAAGCGGTGTAGGTGTAATTAGGGGGTGCGCCCGATAATTGAAAGACGGTTTTGGGCGTGTTTCGGGCAGAATCGCGATAAAAGGTTAACGTACCGCCCGCGAGTGGTAGGCCGCTATCCTTATCGACAAAGTAACCTTCCAAATCCGATGTTACAAAAAACCGTTCATCTAATGGCATATCAAATCCCTTGATAATTAAATCTTATTTAACGAAAAGTTTAAGTACTGTCATTACAGAAATTAGAATTGCACCCCAGCCAACCATCAATCCAACCATCCACTTTATTAAATCAACTTTAAAGTCCCGTAATTCTATCTTCAATTCTGCTATGTCTTGTTTTAATTCTGTTTTAAGGTCTGCTATGTCTTGTTTCAATCCTGTTTTAACGGCTGATAAATCTTCTTTTGTTGCTAATTTTTCTTCCATCAACGCACTAAGCGATGCCATTTGTGCCTTGGCATGTGCTTCCGCTTCTTTGCGGTCAATGCCAGATGCTTCTAAGGATTTAGTATATTCTAAGGTATCAAATGCAGGTAAGTTCATGTTAACGGTCTCATCAAGATTATTCGACTCAAATCCCTTGACAGTTAAATCCCTGCATATTATATAATAATCCTATGTTTACAGCCTTAATTATATTTGCAATTATTTTAGTTTTTGCATCCATGCCAGATGAAAGTTATTGAGCTATTGCTTGTGCTCCGGCTTTTCCAAGAAGGTTATGGAAGGCTCCTATCAGCTTTTGCCCCTTAGTAATCTCTTTTAATTTATGTAACTCATCTGCCCATTTTGGATTTGTAATAAGTTCAACGGCTGTTTTGTCATACTTACCCCCCGATAAAACCTCTTTAAATCGTCTTATGGCTTCATCAAATGGCGCACGTCCTTTCGACATGCTGCTGCGCGATAACGCCTCAGCAGTTTTGGCAGTTGGGATATTAATCAAGCGTCCAAATATCAATCGCATATCTTCTAATTGCTGTTGAGCATTCTTCATGCTTTTAACTTGCTCAGGACTACTGGACGTTTTTTCTAATCGCCTAAATCTATCTTGAAGTTCGCGATAATCTTTTTTATTTGATAAAAGTGTTTTGAAAAGATTACTTCCGGTTTCATCTTTTTTATTAAATAAATCTTCAATTTCCTTGCGAACAATACCGCGTTCTGCTAATTGGCGTCCTTCTTTATAGGCCGGCGAAACGGTATCTAATGTTCCCAATAGATTATTTTTTGTTTCTCGTATGATGGATGCTTCTTTTCTAGGAGATTTCTCAATCATATCGTCCATCGCTTCTTTGACTTGATTAAGATATCCGATACTATTATCAGGAATGCCTTTTAGTTTTTCTTTGTAAACAGGTTCTTTTCGTACACGATTAAGAGCCGTTTTAAATATTTCATTTTCTTTTAAGGTTTCTAATTTTTCTTTGGGTACCTCTATCTTCTCCGCGCTTTTATAAAGTGCATTCTTTTGTTCCTCTAATGCTTTTGGAAAAACATTGCTAAATAAATTTTCAATAGCGTTTTCTTCGCTGGCGGATCGCGCTTTTCCTCTTTCATAGAGTAATTGCGCGCCCCCTTCGGTTTTCCCAAGATTGCCTTGAACACCGCCTGTAAATGGATTCTCTGACGCTTCGGCAGGCGTAATGTATTTAAGGCCTAATCGGTTAGCCGCATCTAAAGCCTCTTTATAATTTGTGCCTTCTACGCCTTTTAGGACATCTTCTCTAACACGCCCTTTAGTATTTAATCCTCCGTGACCGGCTGCTCCCATTAATGCCATGGCTATATCAGCGATAGGCTCACCAAATCCCAATCCTTTTGCACCAAAGTACCCTAGTCCTCCTCCGCCTATTGCGCCTAATGTTCTTGATAAATTGCGAATCGTAGGACTGCCTGATAAGACGCCTTGCGATAAGGCAGAGAAGGGAGCGGCGACGCTTCCCGCTTCAATGGCCGCTGTTCCTTGATTATCTGGCGACTGACTGGCGGCAAATAACCCTTGAGATAACGCATTTCCCAAAGCGGTTTTTAGATATTTGCCCCCTCGTGGAATTTGATTAATCGCTTCGCCGAGTTTTCCAAGCCTTGTAGCAGGTAACGCTAACGACACGCCAATTTCAGGTGCAAATTGTATTAATTTATCGGCAAGATTCTTTTGTTCTTCGGGAATGCCGAGCATTTCCGAAAAATCAGTCGCTTCCTGTCTGGGAAGATGAAGGCCGAATTTTTCGGCTATCTGAGAGGCGAGATTATTAAGAGAAGCTGACCCACGCGATCCCATATTTAAAAGACCTGCTGCTGGGTCTTGTGCACCATAGCGCACTAAACCTTTCTCTAAAAAGTTCATGTCTGTAGGGTTTTCCTGACTTTTAGCGTTTTTAGGCTGATACATCGCCGCATATTCTGGGAAATGGGTATGTATCGCATTTCTCATGACTTCTTGCGAAGTGCCATCAGGAAACTCCAGTTCTTGTCCGTTAGGAAGTTCAACGATCATTATTCAAACCCCCCTGTAGACGGATTAAATTTTAAACGACTATTTGAAGTTGCCGCATTTCCTGAAAATTGATTAGCGGTTGATGCGCCTATGCGTACCGATTGTTTCGCCTTTAATGTTGCGTCTAATGCTTCTTTTAAGTATCTCAAGGATTCTTGGCGCGCCTCATTCGACATTTTAGGCCATCTCGTTTTAATCTTAGTTTCACTATCACGTAATATCTCACGTGTAATGCTTGCCGTTGGTCGACCGCTATTTATGATATTTTGATTAGCCGCCGCATCCGTTTGTAACTGTTGTGCTGCCGCTAATCTTCCCAAGTTAATCTGATCCTCTTTCTTATTTGAGAAAGTATCCATAATTTGTTTAGGACTATAACCCGCTATAGTATCGCCATAGGGCGCAATAGCTGCACCGATGTACTGATTTAAAACGCCTATCTCTTTATCGGCCTGTTGGCCTCTTACCATATTTGAAATAAGATCGCCTGTCGTTCCGTATTTAGTCATTCTATCGGCGGATGCCGTCATCAATGGTGTTACATTGATGGCTGTACCATCTGGCAATGTATTTTTACCTTCGAGTACGGCATTTGCGGCTTCAAACATTTGCTCTGGTTTTAATTGCGGATTGCTTTGTTGTGTCAAATTTTGAAAGTAAAATGATTCTTTGCCGCCCGTTCCCAGCCCCGTTAAACCTAATTCACGCTGTTTTGATAATGCGAGATTATTCGATATCTGTGACTTGGTAAGTTCTGGATAGAGTTCATTTTTAAGCGCTAATTCTCTGGCTTCAAGCGGCGTCATCGTATTCATTCTGCTAATATTAGATTGCTGTAAGGCGCGCGCCATAGCGGCACTTGACATCTCTGATCCAAATTTTTGCGGTTGTTCCTGATTTAATAAGGCTTGAAAAGCATTTTGTAATTGTCTTCCCTGCGATTCCTCACCAAATTTTTTCGGCTGCTCTTCCACCAACAATTTTTGCATGGCATTAGCAAGCTCTTCTTTCTGCCTTTGACGCTCTAATTGCTGGGGCAATTGCCCCGCTTGATATCCAGAAGCCAAATTATCAATTAAATCCCGAAAAAAAGGATTTCCTTGTGGCTTAATATTTGCAAAATTAATGGGTTGAAATGCCATCTTTCATCCTTAAAAGAATTTGTTGTAAATTGATCCGCCGATCGTACCGCCCCCCGGCAATCCAAATCCCGCGATGCCGCCAAATGCTTTCATAAGGCCAGAGAGTAAATCGCTTCGACTTTGATTTTGATTCGTTTGACCTTGGAAAGCGAGACCGGCTTTAGTTCCAAATACATTTGATAAGTCGCCAGCAAGTGATTTCGAGGCGTCATAGCCGGTATCAAATTGATGTGTTAATCCTTCCAAGCCGCCCTTTTGAATACCCATGACATTTTGAAGCCACTGTTGCATGTCATCACCCATCAGCACATCAGATATGCGAGATTCATTCGAGATATCGCTCAAACTTCCGCGCATGCCACCTGCCGCTGCACTATTGCCAGCCGCCTTTAACATCTCATCGCGTTTTAATTGATAGCCTCTTGAGGGTTCGTAATTTTTCATTAACCCTTCAAGAAAGCCCGCGGGGTCTGATCCCATCTTGCTTATTTGAGGGTTTAGAGTGTTATAGGCGTCTTTTCCATGGGATATATAAGGATCGTAATAGCCTTTTTCCATCCCAGGAATTTGATCTAAATAGGGCATCGCGGCATCTGCCGGATTTTTCCCACCCTTAAAAAAGTCACTTAACCAACTCATAGTGTATCTCCCTATACGCTCGTAATGGTTTCAATCACGCCAGCAGCCGTTTTTACCTGTAACTTTGCAAGCGTGGTATTAAACCAAACAGTACCATTGACAGAATCCGGTTCTAACGCAATTATTTCCGCTGTCGTAAATTGCGGAAATTGTACGCCATTGTTCACAATGGCATTGTTAATAATAGCACTATTTATCAAGCCATTTAACAATATAACTACAAGATTTAATGACTGAAACATTTGATCGTTATAAAGGTAAGCGTCTGCGGTTAGCCTTCCGTCTTTCTCGGTATAGTACATATCGAAAAATGCGGGCAGCGTAGGAATACTCATACGATGACTTCCGCGACACCATCTTTTACAACGAATCGTTGATAGCCCCAGAATCTCAGTTGTACGGTAAACTCGTTCGCCTCACCCATACGCCACCATCTAATTTGATTGCGGTATTTTCCTCTGGGGTTTAAATCTTTGCCGACGATATTGCTAAATGACTGATTGCCATTTTTAGAAAACGACATATCAACGCGTGGGATATCAAACACTTCAACGCATTCGCCACTTTCTGAAAGAATGGGAATACCTAGTTCTGTCACAATGGGGTTCTCGTCCGTTTCAGTAATTAATAATCCATTACAGATGATGTTATCAGGCGACATTAAATACGATTCTGTAACACCCTGCTCTATCCAAAATGTAAATTGTCCAACCCGAAAACGCCCCGAATCATCAAGCCTAATAGACTTACAAATACGGATTCTTGGGATAACATCACCCGTCGAATGGATATTTAAGTTGTAGTTATAGTTAACAAATTCCGTTCCCATCTGGTAAATACTGGCATCGTTTAACGATACAAAATAAGTCTTTTCATTAAAGTAGACGACCTCACGGGCAGGGTGGTAGTTTAAATCCTCATCGGATACGTGATAAAACCTGCTGGCGCTAAAGTCATGGATTAAAGAAAGATTATCTTCTTCATTAAAAAAAGTGATTTGATAAAACAAGTGTCCGTCTTGCCTGTAGAAAAAAGCAGTCGATTGTTCGGGGTGCTTTATGGTCTGTAATAAATAATCAATCCCATCTGATGAGATGCGTTTGGTAGAAGCTCCATCGGTTACTAATATAGAAGGCGCGTTGTTTTCATTTTGTGAGAGCCAGCAAACAAATTCTTCATTGGCGGCAATCGTTGAGACAGAAACGCAACCACTGTCAATATTAAATGACTGAATACGACGATAGTTTTCAACGCCGCCCACTTGCGTCCATACCTCACATACCGTTCGCCCAATGACAAGAACGTTATTGCCGCGCCCCGGAATTCGCTTAACGGCAATCGCGCTATCTGGCTTTGTCTGTAGGCTAAATTGTGTGTTAAGCGAGATGGTGGTATCAGAGGCTCTTTCAAATGCGTACCAGTTTTGCGAGTTATCGCTCACAATCGAGGAGGCAATTAAAAAGAAAGTATTATGGTATGAAACATAATTGGGGATAATGGGATTTCCCAGAAACGTTAACGTCTGTTTGGTTAAGGTATTGCTGATATAGTTATAAATATAGGCAGCTTGTCCATCTACAATACAAATCTGACTGCTCAAGTTCTCATCAATAAAAACTTCACCGCTTGCCGTATCCAATGTGCCTATAAATTGCGGTGCTAAGTTGGCTTGTAATTTATAGACCGTGCTAGATACCACCGCAATTAAAAATTCACCGCGGATAGAGTGAAATAAGGCGCGTCCTTCACCGGCTGGTAAAATACTAGTGACTTTTTGAAAGCCGGCATAGTTCACCATCCAGTCATCAGAGATAAACATATTATAAGTTTTCTCTAGTGAAATCTTAGGGTAGCGTCCAAATGTGGAGCTTCCCGCAACATTAACCGGTACTTGCTGAGCATTTTCAATGGGCATTCCCTTACCTTTTCCTTTAGCTGGGTGGAACCCACCCGTGGCCTAAATTGATAAACGCATAATTAAAGCTTCCACGCTTTTGCAATGAGGATGTCTTTGTCAGACGCAAATCCAGTATGCGTGAACTTTTATTAATAAATGCTTCGTATTTTCCTAATTGTCTTATGACATTTGCGGGTGTGGTGTAGGCATACTCCGCACAAATCCTGTCAGCTAACGCATAATGTAAGTAGGTGATATAAAATTCATCGAGGGTTAAGCTTAAATCTTGACCCAAAGCCACACTCGGCAATCGAAAGATGCCGTGTATTTCCATGGGGTAGGCTCTATCAGGCGTGAAGTAAATATATAAATTACCCCCGCCAAATTTACGCTCAAAATACCATTCAAACGGTAACGTCTGGATATTTTCAGCACGGCTCGTTCCAAAATAGGCGTTTCTTTTCTCGTACTTCATCGCATAGCGTACTTGGTCTAAGAAAAACACCAGCGTATCTATTTGAATGAGATTGGGTATGGAATAAATCTCTTGACCAATCACAAAATTTGCATTGTAAGTGGTTTCGTAAGGGATCATCCCCTCATCAGCAGCCTTTTCAGTGATGATGTTATTTAGAAATCGCAATCCGTCGCCAACCTGAGCACCGCTAACCGTCTCAAAATCACGCGATACCACGCCGGCCGTATAATACGAACTAGAAATTAACTGATTGGTGGTATAGGGCATCCTGACTCCTCATGCTTAAAAGTTAGCCCCCAATGAAGGGGGCTTAGTGATTAAGTCAAAAAGTCTGTAAAGCCAACGGTTAACAACGTTAAGGTATCGCCCGCAGTCACCTTGTAAAGCACTTTAGGAACGCCCGCATCTAGCCTGCAAGGAACGGTTACGGTATCCACTTGTGCCCCTGCCACACCGGTTCCAAAGCGAATAAATCCGCTGGTAGCCGCTGAGCCAAAGGGTAGAAACTCGGCCACATCCGTTGCGCCATTTGGCGTATACGTCACGTCAAAGAGTACCTGTGTTGCAATAGGGGGTACGGAGGTTGCAAGGTTAATTTCAGCAAACGTTGCAGATGAGCCCGCTGAAAGTTCACTAATACCCACATCGTAGTAGTAGATTCTTTCCTGACCTTCGCCGTATTGCCAAAATTGTAAGATGTTGGCCGAGCCATCGGTCAAAACCCAACCGATACGTCGGTACATGTCATAATTTCCGGGGAGATTAGGCGTTGTTCCGCTCAAAGACAATAAACCGGTCGTAGCTGCATATTTAGTTGAATCGCCAACGATATAAACCGCATAGAAGCTACTGGCAACGAGTGCCGCAACGTCTACACCACCTGCACCCACCGTCGCACCATTGATGCTAACTAACGCATCCAAAACGATATCATTTAGATCGGTGGAATTACGGGCAGCGCCAGCACCAATGCTAATAATCTTGGCGGCTGTCTTGGTAAGTTCCAATCCGTTTACATACTTAACACCTGCATTCACAATTGGGGTATTTGGACTTGGCATATTATTACTCCATTAAATTAAGTTAAGGGGCGGCATTGCCGCCCCGTTTATTAGACTGGCAAAGCAACCATCATTGCGTATTCATCGACCAGCGTACGACCCCATATAATGTCATGCACCATTCCCCGCATGTTTTGACCAAAGAGAGAGCCGTAGTATTGACGAATAGAAGCGCCGCTATCTGGGTCTTGCGATACAGATGTGGGATACGGAACTTCCTCTGGCAGTTTTGGCATAGCGAGGAACAAAGGATTGCCCGCCATGATTAAACCGCAGCGATGATTTGGTAGAACCGTTACCTGCATACCCGCAACAATCGGTGTATTGATGTTTTGGTTTTTGCCGGCAGCCGCTTGAAGGGCTGGGAAAATATCAACGGTTACCTGAGAACCTGCTGTACTTGCTGCATCCGCTGTCGCTCTAAATTGAACAGGGGATTGCGATACAATGTGTCCAATAAAGGTACGAAAACGTAAGTCTGTTTGCCCTGCGACACCGTCGCTGAACTGAAACTTATCGTAGGCCTTAATAGAATTTGCATCACTTGCAGCACTCGTACCGCTAAACGTTATTTGAATAACGCCACCTTCCGCGTTGGTTACAACACTGACTACGGTTAAGGTGGTTCCTGCGTTTCCTTCTGTACCGGATAGATGGGTTTTCAGCAAATTAGACTGATACCATTTGCAATTTGAAAAATCACCTATCTCCCAACTCATGGCTTCTCTATTGCCTCTGTCGAGTGTGAATTGATTTAATCCGGAATTAACCACTTGAGGGAAAGTTAAGTCAGACAAATAACCCATCGTATTATCTTTAACTGCGCCAAAATTACGGAAGAAGGCTAATGAGTTAGCTAATTGCAAATAGGTGGAAATGGGTGTTATGCCATCGCCATAGAAACGAAACGTATTCGTTTCTGCTAATTCTGCAACGTCGGACTCAACCTTCGTACCAATTTCAGCAATCGCCGACTTACCGAATTTATCCATGTAATCTCGCACATTAAAAATAAATTGTTGCGCGGTAAATTCATAAGCGGTCGAGGCTTGCTTATTAACAGTTAACTGTTGAACACGCTGTTCAGCCGATTGGAAAGAAACCACCAAGCTGTTAGTTGTCGTAAAGCGGGGTGGCAAATCGAATGAAACGGTATCGCCTAAGTTCTTAGGGATATCGTCATTAAAGCGTTGGAACTTCTTATTGGATGTACTGACAAACGCAAAACTATTTAATAGCAATGCGAGTCCTGAATCGTTATAGGTGATAACTTGCTGCAAAATATTGTTTGGCATTGCAAAACTCCCTTTTCAAATAAAAATGTTTTGCAACGACAAGAAGAGGTAGGGCGAGCTTAATTAACCCTTAAGCCAAGGTTGATTCCTTAAATCACGAATACCCATCTTGCCGTTGCTTCCTGAAACTCTGGAAGATTGCAAACGGTCAAGAGGGGCGGCCACCTGATTTGAATTTTCGTCAGACTGCGCCTGTCTATTTTCAGCAATCGAGCGTGAAAGCTTTAATAATTCAGACTGTGCCTGTCGTGGGTTCTTCTCAGCTAGCCTATCAAGTCCAGCGAGCTTTAAGGGGTTACGTGAAAGGTCATAGATAACATCCGCTGCATTATCCATTCCCGAAACGAGATACGTCAGTTGTGGAAATGCGGTGGGGTCAAATTCCTTGGTAACTTCCTCAAAGTCGTCGTAAGCAGCTTTTCCCTGTTCCATTTTGGAAATATAAGAATGTGCAACTCTGTCTACCTCATCTTTGAGGCGACGTTGTTCCATTTCCTGATTAAACTTTTCCTGCACTTGTTGGTAGATGGCATTAGCGTCTAACTCGCGCGGTACGTTTTCATTACGCTGCGTTTGTTGTTGCTGTTGGGATTTGATTTGCTCAAGTTCCCTTTGATGCCTTTCTTCCAAGTCGCGCTTAATGGTTTGAGCAGCTTTCGCTTTCTCATGCTGGACAATCTTGTTCACCTGAGATTGAGAGAGCATCTTCTCTTGATCAGGTTCACTTAAAGATGTGTCAACAGCATTTTCGATAACTTGATTCTCGTCCATTTACATACTTCCCTTATGTGTACTATTGACCCGCGTACTTGCGGTAGTTCCTCGGCCTCGATGAGTATCGCCTATTTTGCCGCATAGGTGCGTATTCATCCCAAGAGTTAAAATGCTTGGTCATTTGTATAAATTATATACCTTTTAAGGAAGGTATCAACTTATTGCGGTGAAAATGCGATTAATACTTTCTGGCTTCTTTCTTAACCATCTTCTTAATCAACTTTTTATCTTCTTTAATATCCCCATGCGACTTCTTTCGATTGTCGCCTTTTTGTCGACGTTTCATATCACTATTCCCTATTTTTTCTTTCGTTTATTTGAACGTGCCTCAGAGTAAGCAATTGCTACCGCTTGTTTCTGTGGCTTTCCTGCTTTCATTTCCCTTTTAACATTCTCGGAAAATCCTTTTTTTGTTCGCGCTTTCGCGCCTTTAACTAATGGCATATTTATTTTTCTCCCTTGTCTTTTTATTTTTTGGTGAGTCTTCGTTATACATAGTGTTATAGGCCATTTCAATACTATGTCTATTGCTACAACCAGATTTTTGATATGCCCTTATAAGCTCCCCAAAACTTAGCGTGGCTTGCTTTCTAGTGGTAGGGTTTTTGCTATTTTCAGCTTTTTTAAGCTTATCCGCGGGAATGCCATCACCTTTCTTTGCACCTAATTTTTTTCTAAGCGCACCTTTGCCACTTGGACTAATCGCTTTCTGAATCCATTTTTTATCGCCCTTCATGTTCAACGCTCACTTGTTTTACTTCGTGAATATGCTTGCTGACATTAAGCGCGGATTCCACCGCAGTACGGCTATTTTCAGCGTCAATTTCAGCTAATTTTAATTCATTTTCCACATCAGCATTTCGTATCTTGCTCATAACTTCCAAAAATTTTGTCTCAGAATCTCGCTCTTTAAGTGAAAGGTTAGCGGAATCAACTTGCGCTTTTTGTTCAATCGCCATCATTCCCAATTGCTCAGCCGTTGGCGATTGCAATTCTTTTTGGGCTTGTTGGAGCTCCATAGTTTGCTGCTGTGCTTGCATTTGCATTTGTTGTTGTTGCTGCTGTTGTGCTGCTTGCTGTTGCTGCTGTACTTTTTGCTGGAACTCTTGCGATTTTTCTTTTAAGTCATCTATACCGCGTATGTCGATATTATCAAGGAGTACCGGCAATCCATATTCATTAAAAAATTGTGCAAACACAGGGGATGCTTGAGAAAGCGATACAATGGTTTGTAACGCAATTTCCTTTTGCATGGCAAAGTTAACGCCCATTTCAACCTTTACTTCAAGATTGTTAGGGTCATAGTTCATGTACAAGGAGCCTTTTTTATTGATTTCAAAATATTCTCGTTTCCCATCGGGAAGAAGAATAGGAAGACTTCGAGGCGTTCTGTAATATTTGGGAATCAAATCGACAATGATTTGCGCGACACGATCAAATCCTTTGTAGAGTCCACACATAAAGGGAAGTGAGGCGGTATTGCTTTGCATCGCGCTACGGGCAAATGCAATGCCTGACATCTGACCATTATTTTGACCGGCGGCTCCATCGTAACTGCCTAAAATAACTTGCGTCATTTCATCCGATGTTCTAAACGCTTCCATAATTTGAGGTGGTATCGGTGTTCTGACGATTTCACGAGGCGGCGGTAATGTCACATCGGGATTATTCGTATCCAAGAAATGGTTATAGATGAGCGTATCGGCTTTTTGAACGTTTTGATAAGCCGTTTGATAATCCGTTGGGATAGATTCAAGGGCTACGACAAATTTATGCTGTATCGTATTTTCAAGTTCATTACCCAGCGATTGTCCGGCAAGATTTTTAAGTCGCTGGATTCCCATTGCATGATACACATAAGGGCGTGTCATCTGCGTATAAGAGCCTCCCTCTTTAATATTTACGCTATTGCCATCCACAAATACGAGCGGTAAATATTTAAAATCGGTTTCTAAAACATCTAATAAACAACTCTCACAAAATCGGTAACGTATAATTTTCTCAATAAACGTTTTTCTTCGCTTAATCGGAGTAGGGGGCTGTTCAATCATTCCAGATTCTTGCCACTCTTTTAAAAATTTATCGTATTCTTTCTCCGTCACGGAATGACCATTGGATAATTTAATGATGGTTTCTTTCTTACATTGCTTTTCGTAATAATCACAAAGGAGGACAATTTCTTCCTGTTCATTTTGAAAAGACCAATCAAACCCTGAGAGTGATCGCGTAAATTTCATGTCCTCTGTCACTTTTGAGCCGAACTCGTCCTCAAATTCTTTTCGTGTCATGGGGTGAAGTTCAGCACAAAGTCTGCCATCGCCCTTATGAGAGTCTCTTGCTAAGGGATCAAATACGCAAAGCGTTGGATCAAAAGCACGCTCAACACAAATATTTTGCTCAAAACTCATCTCATTTACATAATCCGTATAGACACGTAAAACTGAAAATCCACCGGCTAGCAAATCAGAATAAATATTGTATTGCAGCATGTCGTTTGTGCCATCAAAGAAGATGGCGCGAAGGTGCGCTTCAACGACGTCTATTGTGGCCGTAAATTGTTTGTTAAGCATGGAAAGGGGCACGCCATCTGCGGCACGCACCGTTAGGGAAGGCTGTTGTTTGACAAATTCCCCGCGAAGGCGAGAGATATAGGCTTCAAGAATATTAAATTCAATGGTCGGCAATCCCCTGTCTGCAAGGGTTGCCATTTCCGTATCATCAAGTGAACTTTTGAAAACAAATTTTGTGAATTTTTCGTAACGCCGTACATTTTCACCAAAATATTGCTGGGCTTCTTCAACTGACTTTTTAAGCTCTTTTAGTCTATCCGTATGCTTTCTAGCGATTTCTGCCATATTGAGCTTCCCCTGCTCTAATTTTCCGTTGCAACAATTGATTCATGTTATGAAGAATTTGTTGCCGCTCTCCCTGTTTATGGTCATTAGAATATATGGTTTTCTCAATTAAAGCGATACGAATAGCATCTGAAAGGGTATCTGCGATATCGTCGTGTCGATGCGTATTATTCGCCGTAATTTTGCTCATGTGCAAAATACAATTATCAAGATGCTTAGCACTTCGCGTAAACGAAATCTTTTTAGATGCAACAAAAGGCTGCATATCGAGAAATCGTTGTGTTTTGCTTCCGGATGCAATGGTTCTCTCGATCTGTCTAATCTGCATTCCGCGCAATTCTTGAAGTACACTGACCAAGGTAACGCCTGTTGATTTTTTCTCGATGGCGGCGAGCATGGGTGGCTTTGGATGCAGAACGCAGTTTGTATAAAAATCCATGAAGTTATCTTTTAAGTCTTTGGGTTCTATGCGAATTTCCATGCAGTCAAGCCAATGCAGCCCTAGTTCGCCCGTCTTTCTTCCCAGCGTTTCAATTTCATAAACCCCCCAAAAGCTAAAAACGGTCGCATCATTCCACGACTTATCGGTTTCTGCCGTGTCTGCCGTGATAAACGTGACGTGACAAAGCGGCTCTTCATCCAAAACAATAAACCATTCTGGCCTAAATAAGCCGCCACCTGCGGGTAATGGGTCTTGTTGGTATTGGCTGGCAAAGACATACGGGGATTTTTCTTGCAAGAGCAAGAGCTTTTCCTTTGGCATCATTTCAGGGTAGAGCGCATTTCCGGCCTCATCCATTCCCTTAAGAATCGTTGAATGCCAAACGTCTACATCTTTGCCGCTTAAAAAGAAATCGGTTAAATCAGCCTCATGGACTCTTTGGCCTATGTAAACAATGGGAACATTGATGCCACGGCAACGTTGGCGGATGGTTTCATCGTAGTTATCAATGACCCCTTGGCGGATGGTATCGCTGTGCGCCTCATCTGGCTTATGTGCGTCATCCAGTATTACGCCGCCTGTGAAGCGATTTAAGCCTGGTAATCCGGCATCCTGCCCTGTTATAGCTCCCCCAGACCCAAAAGCCTTTATAGAGCCGCCTAGGGTGGTTTTAAACGAATCCTTAGCCCTACTATCTGGGTCAATCTCCACATCGAACAAATAGCGGTACATTTTGGAAGCGACAACAGAGCGGATAAAAGCCGTGTGTTTACTGGCTAATTCGTGCGAATAGGAGATGTAAAGGTAATTGGCATCAGGGTAACTCGCCCATCCCCACGCCGCCCACATGCTGACCAAGGTTGATTTTCCGCAGCCAGGGGGGAGATTGATAATTTCTCTTAATACGTCAAGTCGCATAACCGACGTTAGGGTACGACAGCATGTAATGTGGTGGGATTCCCTTCCCACCGGAACCGAAATAATAAATTGCCTACCGGTAATGTATTCAAAAAAATAACGGGTAAATTCAAGTAATGAACCACGAAGTCGCGACGCTTCTTGCTCTTTTTCGTGGTCGATTACAATTTCTTTCATCCCTGTTATTTTCCTTAAAATAGCGTATCAATTGCATTTTACTTTATTTTTTTTTGCATCAACTCAAACTCAGAGGCTAAGTCGTCGAGTTCTTTTTGTCTAATGGCTTCTACCACATCTGCGCCATTTAAAGCTAAATGTTGTTTTAGAAAATCCGTAACGTCTTTGTGAAGATATTGTTGCGCATAATCTAAAGCGGTAAAGCTATCCCTATCTACAAAATTAACGTCTGCTTCATTCGCTATTAAAAATTTCACACATTCCAAGTGACCCTCTTGTGCGGCTAACATCAAAGCGGTTTTATCATAGAACGAACTTACACGTGAGCAAATAGAATCTGGCATTCCTCGACCATTCACAATATGCGGAAATCGGCCAATTAAATCTTTCACTCTTACAATATCACCAGAAGAAGCAGATTTTCGGAGTTCATTCTCGTACTTTTGTTGATGCAAGAAAGTCTTGGGTGTGAAAATCGAAAAGGTATCCCGTATACCGGTTGCAGGATTCCATTTAAGACCAATCGACTCTTTTTTAATTAACGGTACATTATCTAAATCCGATTCATTTATCATATCGTCACTATCAGAAATGCGCCTTTTTTTATTTTTATTTCGATAAATCAGAGAAATAGTTTCTTCCTTCTCTTGCTCCATAGAATTATCAAGTCTTTCATGAAAAATATCATGCCGTAATCGTGCATTTTCATTCGCAAATTTGACGATTTCTTTTTTGGCATCTTCTAACTTCTTGTCTTGCTTGTTGAACATTTTTTCGTAATTAGCCATCTGAGCCGATTGTATAGCCAATTTGTCATCTTGAACTTCTATTTTATAGTTTGCTGCCTTTATCGACTCATTAGAGGATTTCTTAAAATCCTCTATTGATTTTTCTTGATCATCTAATCGTTTATTAAGTTTCTCAATGGTTTTATCGCGATTAGCAATAATTTTATTTTGTAATTCAATTGTTTTATCTTTTTCATCGAGTCTTTTTGTGAGGTCATCTATTTTTCTATTTTGATCTATTATAAGCTTGGTTTGATCGTCTACTTTCCCCATCACAATAGAAAACATACGCAGCATTTCATCATATTTATTTTCTATTCCCTGAAAATCTTTTTGAATATTTTTAATATCGACAGATTCGATAATATTGACTGGAATTCTTTCATGTGAGACGACATTTTTTCGATAAAGACTTTTATCGACGTGTGGATCGCTTTTTTCCCTTAAAAAACCGTCTGAATCAATTACCGGTTCTTTAAATTCCGTAAATGTTCTATTTAAAACGGGGTCGATATATTCGTAACTTTCTTGTATTTCCTGTAATGAAACAGTCATATTTTTTAGATTAACTTCTTTGGTTTCCATGTGAAACGCTCCTTTTTTAATGGTTTTGTTGGAATAAAAGAAAACTAAAAAAACCCGTACCCTTTTGATGCGTGATTTTCTTCGTTTTCATCATTTTTTTTACACATATTTGCAAATAACACGCAAATACTTTCAAAAAATTCTTGAACAGCCTTAAGAAATTCATTAAGCGCATTTAAAAAACTCTCTAACAAGTTAGGATTATCTGCGTTTGGCTTTTCCTCATCTAATAATATATTTTCAGTATTTTTTATAATAGATTCTTCTTTTTTAAGGGAATCCTCATTTTTGCTTCTGTTTTCGCAATTTTCCAACATTTCGTTTCCTTGTTTTAACATTTTATCCATAGTCCCAATAATTCTTAATTGAGAATCATTAATCTTCTTTAAGTCATCAGCATAAACAAAATAGTATTTTTCTTTTTCTTCTTCTGTGTCTTCTTCCATACGATGTACTCCTTAAATTTAAGGTGGTGAAATGTAACATAACCTTTTTATTATATCCTATGCTTTTTTTAGTTTAATTTATGGTTATAATGATGCTCATTTTATTTTTAACGAGGCTTTGTAAGGGATTTAACTTTCTTTAATGGATTTTGAATTAGGTGTATTCTTAAAAGGGGATAATTCAGTATGCCATTAAGTCAAATTCTGCGTAAAAACAGTCATGTCCTTTGGACAATCAGCATCATTCAAGACCAAAACCCAGAAGCACAAACCAAATCTGAATTTGCTGAAATGGCAAACGATGTTCTCAATACAAACACAATAAACCGCGTCACACTTTGCTTAGCTGATAATCTTCAACGCTATCGCTTAATGATAGAGCGCGGCTTAAGTGAAGAAGAGGCAATCGCAGAATGTCAGAAAATGGCGCATCAATGGTATCAAGACAATGCAGTCGAATTAGAAAAATTAAAAGACGCTAAAAAACTTTCCTTTCTCACATGGGAAGAGTTTTTAGCATGGCCTGATCGAAACGAAACACTGAAAAAACTTGAAGCTTGGTATAAGGAAAATAGAGATTTTAAAAATGCTATAGATGGGCGCGTTAGACAGGCTGGCGAGAATCTAAGTGCTGATTCTAAAATTTCAAATCCTGTTCAGCAAACCGAATTACTCAAACGATATTTATTTGAAGAGTGCGCATTTCAAAAATTTGCGGCGTCAAAAGGTTTTGATTATGAGCTATATAAAACACCGCATTGTAAAGCGATGCGCCTTGTTAAAAATAATATTGATTATGTGCCGCGTGGGTTTTTTGTAGAAGTTAATTTTCTACAGTTTAATCCTTCCCCCAAAAGACAGCATAACAATGGAATAGAAAAAGAATCATTTTCACCGGTATTTAGAAAATCTCATACAAGAGATGCTATAACTTCCGACATTCCAATACCTATTAAATTTGCTGAATTTATTGAAAAAACATTGCAGATGTTGCAGCCAAAAGAACAAGAAAAAGCCATTGAAGCATTAATGAAATTTACCATGCAAGAGATTCTTCCATTGTATTGCACAGGTAGCTCAAGCAATTTAAAAATATAATCTTATTGTCTTATGAAACATAAAATATATTGTAATAAGACATTTCAATTGAAAGCCAAAGATATTGCGCTCGATTCATTATTTAATTTATTTCCGATTAATTTTTGCTGGATGGATACAGCCGGATATATTTTAGGCTTCAATCAACAAATGCTTGATTCCCTAGATACAACTGATTTCGTCTCTATAATTGGAAGGCATAGTTCGGATATTTTCAATAAAATAGCATGGGAAAATACTAAAACCGTTATCAAAACGGGAAAACCTCTTACAGTAGAGGAGATTCACGTTCTAAAAGATGGAACTACTCTATACTTTTTAAGCATGAAAAATCCTATGAAAGATTGTGACGGAAATATAATTGGCGTTGTTAATATCGCCCTTGATATCACAGAAAGAAAATCAATGGAAATGAATCTGAAATTATTAAAAGAAGCGGCAGAATTGGCGGATAAAGTCAAAACGGAATTTCTAACCAACATGCGGCATGATTTAAGGACACCCCTTACGGGCATACTGAGCATTTCAGAATTTTTAGAAAATGGAGAGATTGAGTCTTCTCGAAAGAAATATCTAAAAGATATCAAGCATTGTGCCGAATCTATGCTGAACCACCTCAATGAAATAGTAAATCATATAAAAGCCGAAAGCGGCGAATTTTCTATCATCGAAAAAGAATTTAATATTCATGATGTTTTATATGATGTTCATAAGATGATGTTACCGGTGGCAACTTCTAAAAAACTTGATTTTACATTGATGCTTGATCATATACCTCATTGGTTAATTGGCGATTCGGGGCGTACGCAGCGCATTCTCATGAATCTTATCTCAAATGCCCTTAAATTTACTGACAAAGGATTTGTTAAAATAAATGCCAAGTGGCTTCCGATAACACACCAAGAAGGTGTCTTGCAGTTGATCATTGAGGATAGCGGTATAGGAATACCCCACGATAAACAATATATTATTTTTGAAAAATTCCATAAACTAAATCCCTCACATGAGGGCGTTTACAAAGGTAACGGATTAGGCCTTAATATCGTCAAGCAATTTTTAGAAGACATACGCGGAGAATACACTTTAAAGAGTGATCTAGGGAAAGGAACCATCTTTAAAGTACAAATTCCTTATAAAAAATCAATCTCTAATCATTCTTTTCCTTATGAGGTCTGCAAAATGTATTGTTCTGAACCGGTAGAAGCAGTAATCGCTAACTATGGCTTAAAATCTGAACCAAAAAAGAAAAAGATTTTATTAGTGGAAGACCATCAAATTATAGCCAGGGTTTCTAAAGACATTTTGGAAAAATTAGATTTAGAAGTCGACATTGCCAGCAATGGAACAGAGGCTCTTTACCTCATAGATAATCAATATGATTTAGTGATTATGGATATTGGCCTTCCTGATATCAGCGGTTATACGGTGACCCGATGTATAAGAGAAAACAAAAATCCCTTGATTTCTCAGGTTCCCATTATTGCTATTACGGCTCATTCGGAAGAAGAGGAAAGAAAGCTTGCCCTTGAGGCGGGGGTAAATGAGATATTTCCAAAGCCTTTGAACCAACAACTGGCCGAGTTTATTAAATCGAAAGTATCCTAAAAACCCTACAGACAAATTGACTAAATTAACTTACAATCCGACGCTGAAAGACCTGTCAGGATGAAACACGGATTTTTCGCCGATGGATCGGCGAATGGGATAGGACTATCCCGATAGGGAAGCGCTTGACGGGTCTTTCTCTTTGAGAGATTCGTAATGCTTTTTTTCTCTCTGATAGTCTTCTAGCTCGCCTGATTCCAAATACCACAGCATATTTTGTAAAGCGACCAGTATTTCGTTCGTTTCTTCATGGCTCATATAGATTCTCCTATGTCATTTAAAATGGCACCTCTTGATTATCCCACTCGCTCTCTGTTACAGGATTTTCCCCTAAATGGCTCTCACCTTCTTTGTTCGCATTATCTTTATTGACCCTCGGAAGGAATTGTATTTTATCCCCTATGATGGAATGGAGCATGCGATTAACGCCATTCTCTTCTATTTTCTTATTGCTGATTTTCCCTTCGATATAGGTTAAATCCCCCACCATCGTATATTTGTCGGCGACTTCCGCTAGTTTGTTAAAAAAGTTAACGTTGTGCCATGTGGTGACTTTTTTTTGCATTCCCATTGAATCAATGTATCGATCTTCTGTTGCTACGGATAGCTGACAAAGGGGCAGTCCGCTAACGGTGAGTTTATAATCTTTCTTCCCTATTCGGCCGAGTAACGTAACTCTATTTATCATGAGATGACTCCCTGTTTATGTTTTCTATTAATCGCCTTATGACCCATATAAATACAATCCCTAAAATTAAAACGACTTGTTGCCAAGATGGATTAGTGAAGGAAATTAAGTTATTTATTAGGTTTTCTAAATAAATCAATTTATGCTGCGCCTAATTTACCTCCTAACTTACCTCTCGGTACGTTAGGATTTGTTTTAGATGCTTTTCTTTCGCAGTCGTCCATGAAGTCTTCTATTTCAATTAACAAATCATTAAGGTTATCGGCTACTTCTTGCAATGGCAGCTCTTTTTGATTGGCTAATTCTGATAATTTTTTCAATGATTGTTTGATACTGGTTTTTATTGTCATATTATACCTTCCCCAAATTCACGAAAAATACTCTCGCCTGTGCTTCCGTCAAATCCGCGAGCTTTTCTACCTTAAAATAATCCAATGCTCGCTTTTTTCTCGCATCATCAAACCCCTTTTCCTCCATCAATATTTCAATCTTATTGATGTCGTCTTGCGATATGGGTGTGTCATCAGCGGCTACGGTAGGCTCTTCCTTATCTGGCGTTAATTCGCCGGTATCCATATTGACTGTTTCACCTTCGATCACATTGGGAGCCAATAGATTTTTAAGCGTTTCTGTTTGAGTCGCTCCACTCATAACGCGCCCATTGTCCATTTGATTAGGCAGCATTTCCTCTTCGCCGTATGTGCCCCCGAATAAGTCTTGAAAACATGCCCGTAAACATTGGCTTTCGGCTACTTTCTTAATCATGGTCGCGGGCTTTGAACTCCAGACGCTTTTGCCGGTTGTATATTCTTTCAACTCCACAAACACATACATGGGGCGAGAGGACTTATGCCGTTTGGCAATACAATAAGCTCCTATGAGCGCCCCCCGCTGCGTTAGCTTATAAGAATGCTTTACTATCCCGTCTTGCACTTCAAAGACATCATTTTCATAAACTGCATCGCATTGGTGATAGTCATACTCACTATGGGCTTGGGCGGCTTTTCGATAACCATCTCGACCAATAAAGACTTGAGCGGGCGAGCGTTCATCATATTTAACTGACCAAATCTCTTTTAAGAAAGGATTAAGGCCACTCGCTTTTCCAAGCCCCACGAAATAATGAAACTCCATCTCGGTGAGCTTTGGTGCAAAAAGTTTTCTGATTTCATTAAGCTTTTCGGAGTCTTCCCACATGGTCAGGCTGTTATTTAATTGTGTGAGTGCGTTAGTCATTATTTCTCCCCTTTTAATAAAAATGTTCTCGATCCTTTCTTGTTCACCTTCCATGTAATGAGTGGTTTTCCGGCTTCATCGACAATACATTCGTTATTTTCCATATACTGCATGATTTTAAACCGGCTTTCTTCTTCGATGGCTTGTAGTTCTTTCATTTTGGCTTTGGCATCTGTTAAGTTTTTTACATGCGTATCAATCCCATTTGAAACATTAATCGTTTTTTCTGGGATATGACGAGGAAACATCAATCGCAAATCAACTTGATTTGTAGCCGGTGGCGGTAAGTCTTTTTGGATGGCATCCCAAAAGGCGGTTGCTGCATCAATGATAGTTTTTTCAAGTTCTGCATCGCGCACGTATTTATACTGCCTGTAGTCATGGCCTCCGATGAGTACGGCGATATAGGCTGATTGTGCATTTAAGACAGAGCAGTAATGCGCAACTTGGGCAAGATAAGCCATGGGGATATAGTCGCTGCCATCTTCGCCCCATTCGCTCGCCATGAATTGGCTTGAGCATTTAACCTCAAGAACGGCATCCCAACTTACAATATAACCGTCTATATTGGCTCGCAGAAAATCATGGAAAGGGTGAATAATGGTATCGGGCGTTTGGATAAGCACCTTATTTCTGTCAGCAAACTCATCTCGTATCACGGCTTCTAAACGATTGCCCCAATATTGAACCGGTGACATTTCATCACCAGTTGATAGGATGCCTTTTTTCTCAAGATAGAGTTGGTAAGGGGTTTTGTAATTGGATAATCCTAGGATGATTGGCATATCAGAGCCGCCAATTCCTAGTTTCCTTTGTTCTCTTTGTTCATCTGTAATCATGTCATACCTACTTAAAAGTTATTCAAAATGCTATGATAGCCTTACTGTGTCAACGTGTCAACAGTTATTTTATATTGGAAACGTGTGCCCGTATGAATTACCATGTTTCATTCATTTTTCTGGCATTAGCAAAATACTAAAAAACACTTAAGGTTACTCAATGACAACTGATGACGTATATCAATTTTTTGGCTCCGGTTGGAAAGCATCTTGCGCAATAGGCATCACAAAAAGCGGATTTTCAAAATGGATAGCGCGGGGTTATATTCCTTTTGATCAACAAAAAAAGATTGAAAAGCTTACAAAAGGAAAACTTACCGCCCGTAAAGAAGATGCAAAAAAATCTTCTGATAAGGCTGTTGAGTTAGCTTACTTCCCTGACTTTCGTTATTACGATAAAAAACATGGCCTTTCAAAAGTCGAATCTCTGCATTTTAGAAAAGGGAAAGCCCCTAAAATAACCTATAAAATAAAAGGAAATACTCTCGAAAATTTTACTTCTTTTGAAGTAAAAAATCTTATGCAAGCCGTTAATTTGGTGGACTGTGAAGGTCACATATTGTATGAAGGTGATATTGTTCGATTGAAAAGTGGGAAAAAATTTACTTTTGAAAAAATTGAAATGCTGGATAAATTAAAGACTGTTAAATTTAAAATCATAGGGAATATATTTCAATGAACGAAGATCTAGCAAAAGAAGATACTATCGAAAAGGCGAAAAATTTTATTAAGGAACTACAAGGTGCGGTAGATGATGTTGCCAAAAGGCTAGACAGCAGTGAAGAAAATGCTCAAATAAACGCTGTTATCCATGCTTATGCTATCTCAGAATGTCTCAAACAATATGAGGTTCACCTGAAAGATGCTATTAAAAAGCAGGAGTCGGTTCATGAAAAGTAAAATCAAAACCATTTACTTAAGCAAGATATTTGACGATCCTGAACAGAAAAAAGCATTCATCTCTGAAATGAATATGCGATTTGATGTGATAAAAAGATTAATGGAAACCCTTAAGATTCAAATTGAAAACCCCGATAGAGACAAAGGGGAGGAAGTAAGTAATATCATTTGCGCATTTAATCTTATGATGCACTTAGATAAGTTTGTGGAGGAAATGAAAATTATTATCAGAGAGACTAACGAATGACGCTAGACTGGGATCAAGAGGCCGAATGCGAAGC